TTACTATCTTTCGTATGCCCAAAATTATATCTCGATGATTTTTGGTCAAATAATTGTTGTGGTGGAAACTCATTACCATCTCTATAAAAGCCAGTTATTGACTCGACTTTATCTCCACCGAAACCTTCCACAATATTTACACCACCAGAATATACTTCAATCTCACGTATATTCAGGGGTCTATTACTCCAACTAGAATTTTCGTACCCGAACCATACGTACCGTATACCTCTTGTGGATGTTGATGGAGGAACGTAATCTTTACTCGCTGTGAAACCCGAACGAAGTTTACGTTTACCATCGCCATCCTTTTCCCATATACTATCGAGTTTAGCATCTGTACACTCTTCTACTATACGATTAGCTTCAGCAGAGTCCCACTTTCCATACGAAGTGTCTCGCGTCCATACCTGGTTTATATCTGAACATATACGTTTACACCCTTTTGCCGTATTCACATCCCCATCCACTTGATGTATCACAACACCGCCGTGACCACACCAACCATCGTCACCTAGTTTAGTTTGGTTAGGTATTAAACCACCAAATGCTTCCGCGGCCGCCTTATCCGCCGCTTCTTTTGCGATCTTAGCATTTTCCTTTTCTTGTGTATCTACGACTGCTTGTTGTTGATCAAATAGAGACTTATAATGTTGCGGGGTATCAGCTACTTTAGAATCTGTATTGGGATCAGGGTCATCGACAAATTGTAAACCTACTCTATCGGTGTTTGCTTTTTTAGGCCATTGAACTTTAATAACGTGTCCTTCATCACGTGTACACGGTTTACCCGTACCAAGTTGTTTTTGTGTGTGTTTATATTCCCAAAATTGACAATCGTGTTTATTAGGATCGTCAGAAGGTCCACACCCAAACTTCTCTACACCCGGGGTTGATTTATCTTTCTTAACTTTTGAATATATACCCTCACAATCCTTATTTTGTGCATTTTCCCAAGCTGACATATCTAAATTACGGAATTCAAAACTACTTATATCTTCATTAAACTCGTCTTTTTCAAAACGAAGGATTTGTGTATTAATTAACTTATCACCCGAACCGTCGTTATAATAAATATCGATCGTATTGTTACCAATAATATTATCACCAAAAGTTTTATCCGTAAAAACGTTAAGTCTAACATCCGTATCATTTTTTCTATTATTCAAATCACTATTTTCAGTCCTGTGTATTTCATTACCCTGTGTATCTTTAACAACGAGAATCCATTTGTTTACTATATCTTCAACACCCGTTTTGTTTCTCCATGAAAGACTCACACCTTCTATTAAGTATTCTTCAACGTGTCGTTTACGTAATACGTATAATAGAAAAATGATAAATAGAATGATTAAAAGAAGAGGTATCATTTTATATATCACGAGATAATTATTAATAGTTATGTTTATTCATCTTTTATAAGATCTTTTTTGGCTGGCGTTTTTGAATAGAGAATACCACTGTATATCCCGACAGCGATAAGTACTGCGACGAACGCGAAAATTGGTACGGAGTTATACTTGTTAGAGTTATAAGACATTTTGTGTTTTGTTATACTGTATCAGGAGAAAAAAATATTGATTAAATATAAATGAGTTCCCGTCCTGTAACGACAGTTCTTTTAGAAGCACTTTTTATAGGTTTAATGTTACAGGTTTTAGTAATGAGTCTTACAAAGTTTATATATAAGGGAACGGGTGTGTTAATTATTTCGGGTGCGTTAATACATTTACTGTTCGAGTATTCGCCTTTCGGTAATATTAATGAAAAATGGTGTAAAATGATATTTAAATAAAATATTAACGAAACTCGTTTATTTCAAGTCTAATAGTTTCTCTCTCGCCAATAATTTGAAGTAACTCCGTGTTTAAATCGCGAAGTTTGTTTACTGTTTCTTGATTATAATCATCAAGGTAGGCTTTGTAAAATTCTCTTTCATTGCCTACATTGTGTCCTTTGTCCAATAAATTACCAAGTGTATATCTAGATAATCGTATACCAACTTCTTGTGCACGTCTTTTTATAGCTTCTTTACGAACAGTTGCTGTAATTCTTTGCCTTGTTTTAGTGTTATTAATAGTTCTTTGCATTCGCGCTATTTTTTCATCCAAACTTTTCATATAAGATATATTATACTCATTTTGCTCCACCTCGAGAGTTCGTAATTCGTTTGTCATTTCTGTGTAAGAATTATATGGCATTATTGAGTTTATATAATTCATCAATTCTTCTCGTTCTTCCGGATTCGCAAATAAGGTATCATCTTCATTATTACCATCTTCGTAATATCTAGACCTTTCAGCTAAGAATGGTATAGGTGGAGTAAATGGTTCAAGTGTTGTATTACTAACATTTCTTCTTTCCAATGTATAAAAATTTTGAGTATCATCGTCGGATTCAGATTCAGAATCGTATTTCGAATCGTGTTGAGAAATGGTTTGGTGAACATTTTTAATAGAGTTGCACATTTCAAGATAATGTCCTTCAGATATTATCTCGGAATTCAAGTCAATTAAACGCATTAAATTTACAAGGTCGTCCATTTTTACTATTCTTTTTTATTTTTTTTATATATTTTTTATAACTTAGGTTTGGATAGTCACTTCTATTTCATAAAATGAATCAATAACTCTATCAGTTGCTTCTATAAAATGACAAATTCCCTCCATTTCAAGTTCGATATTATCAAGTTCAACGGCATAACCAGTTTGTAATCCTCTGATATGATCATTCATTATATTCTTATAATCAATAAAGAACGAATGAGTATCTATTACGTAACCATCGTTCCGTAATTCGTCTAAACTGTTATATGATGGTAAATTTAGGGCGTTACAAAATGCATCGATTGCTTCTTTTTTAAATCGTTGAGTTATTCTTTGTCTTATTTTATGTTTTAGTATATTTGTTTTAATTTCTTTTCTTTTTCTAACCAATACCATACATTTTTCATATATAGAATCAAGTGGGTTTGTTTGTAGACTGCGAGGTAAAGTTCGTACACGTACAGGGGGTCTATCTTCTACTCTATACACATCGCGTAATTTATTACACATATCTAAATAATCACCTTCAGATATTTCACCCGAGTGATCATCTATAAATGACATTATTTTATGAAGTGTGTTATCAACTTCAGGCATTATTACTTATTATAAAGTTTTATTTTTTATTACTATTTTTTGATAACATGAGTAAAGCTTGAACAGCTTCACCGATTTCTTTATGTTTTAAACAGAATCCGTTCTTACCAGATCTACAGTAACAGTTCTCGTAGGGACAGTTTGGTCGCATTTTATTTTATTTTATTTTATTTTATTTTTATACTTAGGTTTCGCTATCGCTCACAATTTCACCTTCTTCGATTTCACTGTCAGTTTCTTCAATGTCAGATTCAATTTCTTCTTCAGAATCGTCCAATTCGGTTATATCATCGTCGATGTTTTCGGGTAAAGAAAGATAAAGTTCTGTCCAATCTATACGTTCCCTTATCCCAAAATCATCGATCAAATCGTCCAAATCAATTTTGTCAACTATATCCCAATCATCTTGAATTACAGTCTTCCAATAATCAATATTCTTAGATGTTATCTTATAAGGAAAAACTTCCACTATTAATTTTTCAGTTTCATCGTAATTTTCATCGTCGGTGAGTTCCTCGCTCATTTGGTCCATATAAATGTTATACATGTATTCCAATATACCGAGGTCTCTTTGATATTGATGGTTTTTAGGTTCGTGGTAAAATGTGATAAAATGTGCTTGTCCATAAGAAGTGATTAATTTTTTTTTGTGAATACCGATGTATGCGATATAGTTATTAGTATTTTTAGGAATAAGATGACTAGGAAATCCGAAATCCGCCTTTAACCCGTAAACAGTGGATTTTACACCGCATAGGTTAGAGCACAGATCATTAATGTTATCAAGTTTCCATAGTGTGGTACAGTTTTTTAATAATTCGTGTGTTAGGTAAGGCATTGTATTTGTATATATAATATTAAAAGTCGTAATGTTTAAGTAAGATTAATTTTTAATTGTTCATGACAGTATCAGTGTACTCATCTAACAAATCTGTGTCACATGGTAAAGTTTTTGTAAGTTCACTCCAGTGTAAATATTTGTTTGGTATTTTATGTTTAATAATAAACTTTTCACCTCCTTTAACATCGGTAAAATATTTACTTAAATACTTAGTCCATAAATCACGTGTTTTATGATTAATAGAACGAGGTATAATGATTAAGTTTTTAATAGTTAATAATTCTTTAATCCTCTCAATGAAAGGTTCAATAATACCATCACACCCTTCAATTTCATGGGTAAATTCAACATATCGAATGTCTTCACGTCCGTCGATTTTACTTAAACCCATATAGGCAATACAATCCCCATTTTTAGCAATTTTAGTGGGAAATTTACCTTCCATTGCTGTAAGTTTATATAATTCAATATCATTTTCACCACCGTTTATAACAGATGAAAAAAGAGCATCTAATTCTTTTTGATGAGAAATAATTGTAGAGTCTTTTAATAACTGGTAAAAAAGTGACATTGTATTAATGTTTTAGATTTTTTATATTTTATATTTCGTCAATACGACTTAGGTTCTCGTCGTTCATTAACAATTCTTCAGCAAGTATTTGATAAAAAGACATTTTATATGCTAAAAACCCAAAAAGTGTTGCACCCATATTAAATTCGAAAGGTAAATCTGATGAATTCCATGTTGATTCTAATAAAGCAAGTAATGTGGGTACAAATAATCTTTTATTTAATACGGGTTTTTTTTCAAAATTGTCTACATAAGATGAAAGTGAATCTATGTATATACATGAAGCTATTGCACCCAAGCTTGCAGATACACCGTCTATGGGTGTATGAAAAATGAAATGATAGGTAGAAATTGCAGATCCGTATTTTATAGTCGTTTTTTTTATTTTAGATTTAATCTGTTCGTATTCGGTTATACCTTCTTTTCTCTTAGTTGGGCAGGATATTCTAAGTGTTTTAGTACCGGGGTTTATTATATTTAACATTAATTACTATACATTACAATTTATTCGTTAAGTATCTATGATATCAATGTTGATATTTTCATCGTTAAAATATTTTCTTTTAAATTCACGTTCTTTATCGAGAAATTCCTCGCATCTGTTAACTGATTCGTATATACGAACTTGTATTTCAGTTAATCTATCTTCGTGTGTAAAATTATTTTGTTTTCTTGGCATTTTTCTCCATTTTTCACCAAAAAGGTTTATGTATTTCAAATTACGCCTTTCGTATTCTAATTCATTTAACATTGTTCTATATAAAACCAATGAATACGAATCATACTCTTCACGTTTAAAATCATCGTAACAAAACTCTTCATATGCCAATTTTTTCATACGCTGATAAAGTTCATTACCCCCATTTTCCTTTCCATTTTCTGGCCAACGTTTCGAGTCTTTCTTTTGAGAATCGTGTATTTCGTAATTGTTTTTTTGGGGCTCCTGGACACACGAGATCACGTGATTCGTACGCGTTAAGTTTTTCCCATATGAGTCTTTGCATGTCACCCGGGAGTTCGTTTGTCGCTTGACAAAACGAGAGTTTATAGTCGTACGTGTGTAAGGCAATGTAGTCGTCCATTTCATTTTTATATATTTTTATACTTATCTTTTAAACTTAGGTATATATTGAACAAACGTTTTATCGTATATGTTATATTCTAATACAATAACTTCACCAGCATCGTTCATTGAAACAATTTCACTATATTTACTACACTGTGTATTTATATACGGTGTTTTTTCTACATTAACGTTAGAATCAAAAGATGTATACGAATATGACTTTTTTAATTCTTGTGGATTTGGTGATAATAAACGACATACACTAGCATATAAGGTAAACATTATTGCTGTTATTTATATTTATTTTTTTATATACTAAATACAGGATGGTTTCACTCCAAGAATTGCCAAAAAAGGTACAATACATAACTGTTGATTCAAATTTTGTGACAGGTACAAATAACAAATTTACAATAGATCTTGATATTTCATCGAATACACACGTTTCGGATATTAGTAAAGTGTGTGGTTTAAAACTGGTTGATTTTTATGTTACTCAGATTGGTAATACGGGTTCTGGTACAGGTAGTGGTGCCAAGTATATAGATATACTGTGTGATGATGTACCAAAAGTTGCACAAATGTTAGATGAACGTAGAGGACAGGTTTTTGCAAGAATAGCATTGGAAAGAGATTTTGACGGGTCTAATAATTATAAACAACACGATAAACATTGGAGAAGTTTTAATAGACAAACAAATCTGTTCAATCCTATATCAATACAAAAACTCGATTTTAAAATAAACGAATTACAAGGTGATAATACATATACAGATTTACAATCGGATGCAGAATGGTTTATGACATTAGAAGTAACATCCATTGATGTAAAGGAAAAACCCATAAACCGTGAAGTTCAAATTCTAGAGGCTTTGCACAAACTTATCGGGAAGATAGAAGATCTTAATGTAAACGTTAAAAAACTTCCAGATAAGAAAGATATCGAACAAATGGAAAAGGAAAAAAAGAAAAAATACCCTCTTTACTATCTTTTGACAATAATTTTATTAATATGCGGTGGGTTTTATATGATAAACCGTAAAAGTGTACCCGCGCCTACCCAAATACCAATATCTATGCAACAAAGGTTTTAAATTTATTCAGTTTTTTTAACTGGTGTCTTTTTAGCTGGTGCTTTTTTAGTTGGAGAAACAATTTTCTTTGCAGCTGGTGTTGGCGCTGGTGTTGGCGCTGGTGTTGGCGCTGGTGTTGGTGCTGGTGTTGGCGCTGGCGCTGGTGTTTGTGCTGGTTTAACAACTAGCGCTGGTTTAACAACTCTCGCTGGTGTTGGTGCTTCTATGTGATCAGCAATTTGTTTAATGATAGAGTATATCTCTTCGGTACGAATTTTAGATCTAGCGAGTTCAATCGTTATTTTTTCTCTGACAGAGTCCATTGTGTAATATATATAAAAGAAAGATAATCTTTATAGTAAATGTTATTCATTGGACCAACTCTCCTGAGTGGAATCGGTCAACACTGTACAAAATATATGGAACTTTTCCCTGAAGATGGGTATACTAAATATATTGAAATAGACCAGGAAATACCTGAATCTGATAGCGCTTTTATATTCGCACTTCCTGTTAAATATTGGTTAGATAAAATACCAGAAATCAAACGTAAAATAAAAAAAGTTGTTTGTATGACCGTCTGTGAAACTGAAACTGTTCATGAAGATTACGGTAAACTTTTCGAACTATTTGACAGTATTATGGTACCCAGTAAATACTGTAAAAATGTTTTCGAAAGACAGTTCCCAAATACAAAGTTTTGTGTTATACATGCACATATACCCGATAAAAGACCATATACGTTTTATCATATAGGTAACGTATATGATCCGAGAAAAAACTTTAATAAGATATTAGAAGCATTTGTAAGATTAAATAAACCAGATGCACGATTAATTGTTAAAGCAACGTGTAAATACCCGTTTAAAATCAATATACCAAATGTAACAATAATAAATGACTTAGTTTCCGATGAAGTTATGGAAGAAATACACTGTAGATCGGATTGTTATGTTAATTTTTCATCATCAGAGGGAGTTGGTATGGGTGCCGTAGAAGCAGCAATAAGAAATAAGCCTGTGATTATAACAGATTATGGAGGGGCTACAGAGTATATAGATACCCCGTATACTATAAAATGTGAACTTCATAAATTACCAAGGGATGATTTTCTCTATAAAGCAGGTATGCAATGGGGGAAACCAAATATGGAACAACTTATGGAATTCATGGAAGATGCATATAATAAAAAAATAAGGTATATGGATCATTCAAAAACACGACTTTTAACGAGTAAAGAAAACGTTTTACAAGAATTCGTCGTTAACGTAATTCGTAACGAAAACAATGATACCGGTGAGAATAGTACCTGATGTAAGTGAACCTCTTTGAGCAATAAGCATTGCAACTATATCGTCGATTATTTTAATATTTGTTGGTTTTTTGAAAAGTTCTGGTATGAGTTGAGAAAGTGCAAGATAAAGTGCCATGGCTATTATGACGGGTCGGAGTGTTTCCTGATCTAACATTTTATTATTACAATATATTTAAATTTTAGGTAAATGCTTTTTGCAGTATTTGCCACAAGATGCTCTAAAATTACACTTTTTACCACCTAACGTTGAAGCGGCACAAGTGTTAAATTTTGTTCTATTTTCTATTTTACGTTCGGGAGCAGTTTCAATAAATTTGATTTTGTACTTTTCTCTTTTATCATCGTACTTTTTGCGAGACTCCCTGAGTTTATGTATACTTCTCGCAAAACGTTCACTTTTTTCTATATCGTCACCGTACAACGATTTAGCAACATCTAGGTCTTTTTGTTCATATAACATGTTCATTTATGTTTTGAGTTTGAGTTTGATTCGTACTATATATTACATATTTCGCAACTGAGGTTATAAAAATACATATAATTATAGAATTGCAAATAACATAATACCATAAATATTCATATATACCCAAAAATGTTGTTAACAGCATAGCAAACATAATATATACAGTATACCCAATAATACCGTATAAACTGTTATTTTGCGTACTATGTAATGGTAATATACATGCTATACAATTAGATATAGATATCATATTATCATATGAAAATGTGTAATATACACTAACTAAAATAATAAACAAATTTAACCAATATGAAATTTTCGGATCGAATATTTGATAGTCGGGTTGTTGTTGTTGGATTTCGGGGTTGGGTAAAACTTCCAGTATAGTTGGTCTTTCTTCATCGTAATTTATACCTATAATAGGAGTTCCATCAGGTTGTATAATTTCATTATAGTACATAAAAGAATAATAACTGTATCTTTTATGTATGTACGAATTAGATGCAAAGGGTTCTGTTTTCTATGTAATTGTCCTTTAAATGTATATATTAAATCGGATAATTACGAAGTTAGAAGTCTTATAAGGAAATATAGAAATATCAGGCCTATATGGTTATATAATAATGAAACATATTATAAGTTTTTAGGTATGAAACTTACTCGTGTATGTTTTTCGTGTTTCGAACTTGTAAAAAAACCAGGTTTAAAAAAAATAAGAGATTTTGAAATTGGAAAGGTTAAATCGTTAAAAGGTCAATGTTATTCGTTATCAACTTTATATGTACAATTATGGTACATTTCCTTACAAAAATATATATGTAAGAATTTTAAAAATAGGCAAATGATTGTGTATAACGACATTTAAAAAAATGTGTTATAATAAATAGTATGTGTGATACAAGTGGACCAGACACAGGCGCTATAATATCATTAAACGCAATAGGTAAACAAGATACATACTTATTGGAAAATGAAACTACAAATTCATTATTTAATTATGATGTTAAGAGACATTCTAACTTTAGAAAATTTCATAAGAGTACAAATATAATTAAACCAGGGAATGCTAAAGCGAGTTGGCCATTCGATGAAACTATTAAGGTTACGCTTAACCCGAGAAACATGGGTGACCTTTTATCGAATATGTATATTTCAATGGAACTCCCAGGATTACCATCTGGAGGGGGGAATGATTATTATTACGCTGATCAAGTTGGTAGACACGTAATAGAATCAATAACAATGCGTGTAGACGAAACCATTATTGAAACATTCCATTCCGATTGGGGTATAATATACGATGAACTTTACCTAGATGAATCAGAAAAGAGAACAAAAAGGTATACGGTTAATAGAAATTTAGCCGAAGATACAGCTTTATTAGCAGGTAATCAAATTTTTAGTCAGTTTAAGTCTAAACTATTTATACCAATACCATTTTTCTTTTCAAGAAAATATGAAGGTGATGAATACGATACAAATAAACCAAATCGTCCATATTTCCCGACGTGTGCTATTAATAAACAAAAAATACAATTTGATATAAAATTTAAACCACAAACATTTTTTACCGATTATACAGGTACTATATCATTAAATAGTTTTGATATCGTAACGGAAGAAATTACATTAGAAGATAGTGAACGTTTGTATATAAAAAATAAAAAACATACTTTTATTACCGATTTTGTACAAAGACATCCATCGACTGTTATAAAAGCTGGTGAAACGACTACCAAACTTGAACTCGTTCCTAAAATACCAGTTAAAAGTATCAATTGGTTTTTTAGACGGGAAGAGTTTGAAGATGAAAAAATATTTACAGGTGGTAATAATTTATTAGCAAATGTATTCGCAAATAGATATAACTTTTCGTCGAATGTACAATATTCAATAATAAATGAATTTTATAATCCACCAATGCTAAGCGCCAAAATATTTATAAATGGTGAAGATGTACCAGGTTTTCAGGATAGTGACCATAAATACTATAAATATACCGTACCTTTATCAAACCGGTTATCAAGACCATTTAGAAATATATACACGTATGCATTCTCGATGAATCCGATTAATGTGGAACCATCGGGAAGCCTGGATTTTAGTCAATTAAAATCTAATAAAACTGTTCTAGATGTAAAAATGGTAAGTGGTCTAACAAATGATTATACACTTAATATGTATTATGTTGGTTATCAAACACTTTCATTTGAAAATGGTTTCATGATACGGACTTATTAAATATTTGCATCTTATGATCTTTTATATAATCGATAATATTGTTTTTTATACACCATCTAATGAAATTTAACTGAGCAACAGTTGTATGAATTTCATTAGCTGTACCAGGTATGTTATATGTAATTTTATCTGCTCTACAAAATGGGTCAAATAACTTTTTACTATAACCATCTAAACTCGATTTATAAGCGACGTGGACGCTAAACAATTTACCGTCGCATGTCTTATAAGTTAAGTTATTCTTTTTTGAATAATTTGTAATAAACCATTCTAAATTTCTTAACGAAATACCACCAGATTTATTTAATATTTGTGTCAAAATATCACGGTTTTCATATATTCCATAGAATTCATTTATAGACGTTAATAATACATTTGATCTATTCATCTTATCTATTAAAATATGCATAACTTTAAGTATCTTTGTTAAAATATGTATTAAACGGAAACGGGTTATCATCTTCAGAATCGTCGCTATGTGATTTATCAGAATTAGAATAAACATTTCCATGATATGTTCGAACAGGTACATCTTCTATAGTTGCATTTTTTGCACATTTCTTGCAGAATTGAAATTTACCTACAGTTCTTACAGCTCTTTGACAACATACAGTACCTTTACTGTTAATACCAAGGCATAAATACCCATTCGTTTGTGATTTTTTATGGGTATCTTGAATCAAATCCAGATTGTTTTTCAAAATGATTAATCCAACATTTTCTTTAGATACACGTTCTAAGGATTGAATAATTACTTTATCAATTCTTTTGAATGTATGTTCTAACATGCATGTTAATAGATCTGAATATTCTTTATTATCATAATCACGTTCATTCAAGGTTTTTGGTATTTCAATATCTTCTTCTATATTTACAATTTTACAGTTTTTAGAAATTTCAGAAAATGGCTTGTTATATCTGATAGATAACGCGCGATATAATTTGATTAGTTTATGTTTTTCAAGTTGATTTAAATTTTTTTCATAAATTGTATATGTTTCTGAAAAAATACATTCAATCATACTCTCTTTTTTTATAATATGTTCTATTTTTTAAGTTTAAATATATCAGATATTCGTGTCTGTTTTGGGTCATAATCACATAGTTTATTACGTTTTTCTGGTTTAGAACCAGTTATAAGTTCTCCGAATATTTCTTCTTTAGGATCATCAAATAACGGTTCTATCAAATCACATACGGGGTTGAGAAATTTGTTAAGAAAATAGTATGGATAATCTATATCCAACTTTTTTTCCTCTGCATATTTGGGGTCTTCTGCTTTTTCATACGCTTTTGCACGAGGGTCCCATGTTTTACATAAAATAAAAGGTACACGGTCACCGGATTGTGGTTCAGAACCGGGTTGTCTATCGCGCATTTTATTACGAACTTGTACGTGTGGTAAATTCTGAGATTTATACGAGTCTCCAAGTTGTTGAGAAAGAATTAATTTATCATTAGGAACATCACCTTCTAGTAATTCTACAGCACGTTGTAAAGCGAGTGCCTTTGGTGCAACGGTGTCATTACTTTCCAAAATAACATCAAGTAATTCTTTACAAACTTCGCGCATGTATGGTGTATTATCACGTCTAACAAGTTGAAGACCTTTTACGTCTATATATTCCATATTCATCTTATCGTCTTTACCCTTTGTCCATAATTTTGCCGCGTATCGTTTCTTGGAATATAAAAAATACGGGTAATATACCTTTTCAAGTTCGAGATTATTTGGTTTCTTAAAAAGTTTTGTACACTCCGCCGCCGCACGTTCACCAAGTTCCCAACTATATTTAATAGCATCTTCACCTTTACGTTCACCGACGTCAAATTCAACCATTACACTATCGGTGTCACCGTACCTCACCTTTGCACCCGGGTAATGTTTCTCAACATAATTCTTAGTATCCTCTATCATCATACGACCTTTCATTGTTGTTGTTGATGCTATAGGAACACATGGTAACATACCTTTTGATGCACCTGTGAAACCATATACAGAGTTCATTGATATCTTATACGCCAATTGTTTACCATTGTACATTTCTTTTAAAGATCCTGATGATTCGGCCATGTCTTTCTTAGCCTGTTTTCTAAACTGTTTAAGTTCTGTTAAAATACTCGGTACAAGACTCGGTACATTTTGTACGAATTTATAATTACCAAACGTTTCGATCTCTAAATCTGGGTATAATCTTTTATTTTCATAAACGGGATCCATAATCATGGTTGAATAGCATAAGTTGTGTGCGACCATTATAGATGGGTACAACGCCTCGAAATCCAAGGCGGTTATCGGCGTATAGTATGCACCTTTTTGCGCTTCGAGTACAGTGGCCCCTTCGTATCCGTCTACCAACCCCTCGCCCCACTGAATAGTAGGAACTATATAATTCATTTCGCGTGCCTTTTTCGTTAACTGACTAAACACTTTAATTTGTTGACCCCTTTCTACAAGGTAACATAACGGCACCCAAGTTGCCTTTGCCATCTCTAGAAGGTTAATAAGTATACAAAGTTTAGAGAGTAATCTGTGCGGAAGAAGTGTATCCTTAATACAATACTCAGCTACCTCGCGTAATTTTACAGGGTCTTCTTCCTTAAAACGTGCAAACATCTCTCTAGGAGACATATCTATTTTCTGATCACCTAGGTATAATTTAGAAACGTTATCGAGTTTATACGAATCAAGTTTATACCCCTTCTTAACTTCATGAAATAAATCGAATATAAAACGTCCAGGTATTGGTAAGAGTTTAAGTTCATTGTCACCAAGTGCACTAGAAGATAACTTCTTAATTTTCATTTCACATTTATACCCCTTAAGTTTACTCATTTCAAAAAAAGATTTGGAACACCCAACCATTTTTGCACGTGTCATTATATATTCCATATCAAATCCAAATATGTTCCACCCAGTAATAATATCAATGTCCATTTTTACCATGTATTCACTTAATGCTTCAAGCATTCCCTTTTCTGAATCATAGCTTAAAATAGTACACCCTTCCAGGTTAGGATCCGTTTTCTTATAGCAGAAACACGTTTTATCGTATGGTACGTCATTACCAAAAGAACATAACGATACTGCTATTTGGAAACAACAATCGCCGTATATACTCGCACTAGGAAATTTACCAGTAGAGCTATTACACTCAATATCAATAGAAGCTACAACAAATGGTGCGGTTTCGGGTTTATTAACAGGTTTTAGATTTCTCCAGTCGTAACACATCAAATCAAAATCAGTATTTGAGTAATTTGTCGGTGTACATGCATCACCGGAATCCAACCACCCAGTCGATTGGATACCGGTTATATGCATTAACCTCAGGACCGGTTCCAAATTAGACTCGTAAAGTTTCAATTTTACAAATTGGGGTTCCGGTATATCGTACGGTTCACCGTATACTCTTGGTGGTGGTTCTTCGTATATCTTCAATGATTCTTTGAGAGCGTAACCAACTTTACGACGTTGTGTTAATGTTTCAAAAGTAAGTTTCATAAAATAGAACTTTTTACTGTTTTGAAATCCCCATACATCCATAGATGTCTGTATCTCGTAACTAATTATTAAACCAGGACACCGTTTCATAATACTCTCGTAATATAGTTCGGCGTGTGTATTGTAATCACCAGTAGGGAGTTTTATAAAAAAATAAGGTTGGAATTCTGTTGTAACACATACAGATTTACCGTCTTGTGTTTTTCCAAATATATGTACCAGGTGTTGTGCGTGTTTATCTTCGGTTTCCCATGTGAGGGCTTGAAAAACAACCATGTCTCTTAATACGTTTATGCTCAATTTTTTTAATATACTATATTAGTAAAATATGTCAGCTGCTTTGATTGACCTCGTATCGGTCGGTGCCCAAGATGTGTACATCACAGGCGACCCACAAGTCTCATTTTTTAGACAAAACTATAAACGTCATACCAACTTCGCAATTAAACCAGAACGTCTCGATTATATCGGATCATTTAGTTCAGGTAGTGAAGTCTCTATACCAATAAAATCCAAGGGGGATCTTTTAAGCTATATTTGGATTGAAGCTACAGGCATTAACGCAAAAGACAATAACACTAGTATATACAACAAAAACGAAGTCGCATTCTCCCAACCAACCGAATTTTCACTGTATATTGGTGGACAAGAAGTGTCTAAAATTGATACGGGATTCATTAACAGTGTACACGGCGCCCTTTACAATACCACACAGGCTAAGGCTTCTACATGGTCTGGGTGTGATGACGCTGGTGATAACGCTTCAGCTAATAGTTACGTTATCCCATTCTTCTTCAGTGAAGATTGGACTAAATCACTCCCACTTGTCGGTCTCCAATACCACGAAGTTGAAATAAGAATTAAGTGTAGAAATGGTACATTTTCACCAGGGACTACACCCAAAGTGTATGGTTCGTACATATTCCTTGATACAGAGGAACGCGAATTCTTTTCTAAAACAGAACATGAAATTCTTATGACACAAACACAATTTCAACCTGTGAACGGTTCGGAAAAAACCATTGATCTTACGTACTTTAACCACCCAGTTAAGTCTATTCACATTGCCGCATTTGGTACTGATGCTACGTATACATTTGGTACAGGTGGTACCGCGTCTATGTTTATTAACGGTACACCACTCTTCGAGAATATGTCGCTTGAATACCATCGTAACGTTGTTCCAACCAGACATTGTTCTTATTTCCCACCAGGTGCTAAAGAAGAACCAATTGCGACGTGGCCATTTGCACTCACAATGGACAAGTCTCAACCAACTGGTACATTGAACTTTTCGAGAATTGATAACGCTAAGATTACGATCAGTGATCCAAATACGACTAATGCACATTTTATTCGTGCGTATGCAGTCAACTATAACATTCTCAGAATTAAGAATGGTATGGGTGGTGTTGCATTCGGAAACTAAACAATTATTAAATTTTATAATTCACCAGAGGACCCAAATCCTCTGTTAGCACGCATAGTCTTTTGTAAATCAGTCACTTCTTGAATAAGGGGTGTTAAACACTTTTCTAAAATTAACTGAGCAATCCTCTCCCCCGATTTAATTTCGAACGGAACAGATCCGAGATTAAATAGGCAGACTTTTAATTCCCCCGTGTAGTCGGGGTCAATAACACCGGCACCCACGTGAACACCATACCGCACAGTTAAACCCGAGCGTGGTGCAATTCGTCCGTAACACCCCAATGGAATTGTTGCACATATACCCGTGCTCACAATGTCTCGTGATCCAGGTTGAATAACCGTATCGTGTAAACTATATAAATCATAACCAACTGATCCAGGGGATGCGCGTGTCGGTAATGTCGCGTCAAGTGTTAATCTTTTAATTTGAAGTGTTGTTTCTTCGGAAGTCATTTTACTAAATATATACGTATTTCTTTATCTCATTAAAATAAATTAGTATAAAAACATAGCACGTATATTTGTTAAATGAGTCTCAAGATTATAATGGGAAATATGTTTTCTGGTAAAACGTCAGAACTCGTTCGACGTTTAAAAAGGTATCAAATTATAGGTAAAAATATTCTTGTCATAAACTCAAGCAAAGATACGCGGTGTTTGGAACATGTATTACGAACACACGATAACATTAAATTCAATTGTGTAAAAACGAATGACTTGACACAACTTAATTACGAAAAGGTGGATGTAATAGCTATAGACGAAGCGCAGTTTTTTATTGGTCTAAAAGTTTTTGTCAAAAAGGCGATCGGAAACGGTAAAACTATACTATTGACGGGTTTAGACGGTGATTATAAACAGGGCAAAATAGGTGAAATTTTAGACTGTATACCTCTCGCCGATAAAGTTTTCAAATTGTCAGCTATGTGTATGAAATGTATGGATGGGACACACGGACCATTCACAAAGCGTCTAGTTGATAATAACCAGACGGAACTTATAGGTGGTAAAGAAATGTACATGGCTGTTTGTAGAAAACATTTATAATTATATTTTCTCAGTGTATAATAAATGAACCCAACAGTTTCAGTAAAAGACCCATCTTTGACCGATACACAAATTAGCTTATTAGCCATACCAACTATAACGGTTTTTACAATTGCTATTCTTATTCTATTGAGTAAACATTTGAGAAAAAGTCCAGCTGCATATATTTCTCTATTTATCTCATGTACCCATTTGTACCATCATTACACACTTGTACGTCTACAAAACAAATATTAGATATATAAAGTAATAAAGTGTATATTATATAAACATGTTTATGATTGAAGAACCTTACGGTATAACACAATTCCAGGCCTGGATAATATCACTTACATTAGGAATAGTATTGATTAAACGTAAACGGCGTGGTGAAAATTATATTCAGTAATTATATATGCGTGTTCGGTTAAAAAAAAGTCCACGTATTGATAAAAAGTTTAGAGTTACTTTTGAAAATGGGAAAATAGTTGATTTTGGGGCAAGAGGGTACTCAGACTATACAATACACAAAAACCCTTTGCGTATGCGTTCATACGTAACGCGACACGGTGGGTTTGTTCCTCATATGGTACAAAAACAAACCGATCCTAAACTAGTTCATAAAAATATGCTCGATGTGACTCGAAGCGATAAAGAAAACTGGACAAAAACAGGTTTTTTTACTGCAGGATTTTGGTCAAGATGGATTTTATGGAGTCATCCAGATTTTGAAGGTGCGAAAAAGATTATATCTAAGAAGTTTGGTTTATCTTTTCTTTAAGACCACGACGTTTAAGGTTTTCTTTTAAAGCAGTCATTAAATTTGCGCGTGGATCGCGTTTAGTTGGTACTGGTGGTGCACGTGGAACAGGTGGAGCGCGTGGAACAGGTTGTGAAACTCGACGAACTCTTGGAACAGTTGGTTCCATTGTTTGTAAAAGAGATTTACACGTTCGTAAGAGTTTTTTAGATTCACGAACCTGGATTTCCAAAGATGGTGATCGCCGTCTTTGAATTTTCATTTTAAGTTCCTTTTCACTCAAAGGAAAACGTTTCCCTTTAATTTTTTTAGTTACACGAAGACCAAGACGTTTTGCTTCGTCTTTTAACAAATCGATCTTCATTTATATTACTCAATATTTTTCTTTGATAAATATAAATGGATAGGTTATCTCAAATTTTATTTATATGTTTTTTGTCTTCTATTTTAACATGTACTGATAGTTTCATAACAATGACAGTACCTAACAAGGTTTCAAATGTTACTAAGATGATTTCATCTTTATCAAATAGTATGTTATGCTTAGCGTGTTTGTATATATTACTTATTGATCGATAATCAAAAGAAATTATCTGTTCTGTACATTTTTGCCTGAAACGAACCCGATTGTCCTAAAACCGATACAGATTCGTTACCGTAAAATT